TGTCTGGGCACAGCGCCAGGCCCTCGCCCGCTGGGGCCGCCAGCCCACCCCGCCCGCCGAGGGGGAGGTGACGGAGTTGGTGGCGTGGTTGCAGACAAGCGCCAGGGAATGGAGGGATCTTGGCCAATACTCCGAAGGTGCCAAATGCCACCGCGCCGCCGAGTTATTCCAGCAGCAGCACCCCACGCCCGTGCCGGTGGTGGTGCCGGTGCCGGTGACTGAGCGGCCTTGGGAGCGGGGCGGGTGGCTTGACCTAGACGGCGAGTGCTGGTGGTGTCCGCCAGATGGCCCGCCGTGTTGGCTAATGATCCCGCCATCCATGGCGTACGCCGGCTGGTTGCTCCCCTCCCACGCCCTGCCGGTGCCTGCGGGGGGAGGTGCAGTCATGATCACCCCCAACCGCCCGCCGCTGTCGCCCGCTGCGCAGGCGGTGTCCGACGCAATGTATGAAGTCAACATGGACTTCATGGATGAAAACCACAGGATCGCTGCCGCCGCCCTTCGCGCTGCTGCGGGGCGGGCCGGCGGAGTGCCCGCCCATGTGGTAGGCGATAGCTACTGGCCATTCCGCGATGGTGTGGAGTCCGAGCGTCAACGGAATCTCGCCATCGCCAACGAACTGGAGGCCCGGCCATGACCACGCCCAACTGCCCACCGCTGTGGGAGGGAGTGAAAGCCCTGATTGATGCGGAGGTCTACCTGTTCCGGGCTGCTGCAGCCTGCAAAGTGGAGACGGAATGGGCGCCCGATGACTGGACCTACACCTGTCGCCACGGCGATGCCCAGGCACTGTTCCAGGACGCCATCGGCGAGATCCGCGACACCCTCCCCGATCATCAGCCAGTGCTGGTGTTCGGCAGCCGCACCAGCTTTCGCTATGGCGTGTGGCCCCAGTACAAGGCCAACCGCAAGAAGTACCGCAAGCCCGCCGGCTACCGGCAGCTGGTGGACTGGGTGACCAAGGCCGGCCCGGCCCGGGGGTGGCAGACCGCCGAGCTGCCCGACCTCGAAGGCGACGACGTGCTGGGCGTGCTCCATGAGTGGGGCGACGTGATCTGCTCGATCGACAAGGACATGCTCACCCTGCCTGGCCTGCACCTGCGCAACGGTGAGCTGCAGGAGGTGAACCTGCTCGATGCCGACCTGGCGTTCTACGCCCAGACCCTCACCGGCGACGCCAGCGACAACTACCCCGGCTGCCCGGGCTATGGCCCGGTGACGGCTCAGAAGGCGCTGGCCGGCTGCACCAGTGAGCTGCAGATGTGGCAGGCCGTGCTCAAGGCCTTTGAGAAAAAAGGCTTCGGTGAGCACTACGCCATCACCCAGGCACGCTGCGCACGCATCCTTCGCGCTGGTGAATACGACCTCGAAAACCAGACTGTCCGCCTATGGAGCCCCCCGGTAGCCTTGTGATGTCTGCATGGATGCAGTGTTTCCCATCGTCAGCGATGAACTGATCAAGCGGCTCGACGCCACCTTTGGCCAAAAGCCGGATCGCTCGATGTCCCATCGGGACATTGATCACTGGATCGGTGAGCAGGCGGTGGTGGATTGCATCAAGCGCTGGCACGCCGAACAACAGGAGGGCCTCAGCTGATGTGCTTCGGAGGTTCCGCCCCACGGGCGACGATCACCATGCCGGACATGGGCGCCTTTGATCGGATGGCCGATCAGCAGATGGCCGCGCTGCGCCAGCAGCAGGAGAGCTCCACCATGCTGATGCAGGAGCGGCTCAACCAGGCCACCCTCAACCAGCAGGGGACGATGCAGCAGCTGCTGGCGGCCCAGGAGCAGCGCGCATCGCAGACCGCTGCCGACGCAGCACGGATGGCAGCGCTGATCGGTGCGCCGACTCCCGAGCCGGCCGCCAAGGCGCCGGTGCTGGGCAGCAGCCGCCAGGGGATGACCAGCCCCCAGGGCAAGACCACCCTGCGCATCGAGCCCAAGGCGGCCAGCGGCAACAAGGCCGGCACCGGCCTCAACATCGCCAGGTACTGATCATGTGCATGGGATCAACCCCCCAGCCCCCCAAGGTTGTGTACCAGGGGCCCTCCAACAAGGAGATCAAGCAGCAGGAGAAGCAGCTCAACATGGCCACCAAGGCAGCAGAGGCCAGCCAGGCCGAGTTCCAGCAGCAGCTGCAGGCACAGATCGACGAGGCCAATGCCGCCGCCGGGGCAGCTGCCGAGGAACTGCAGCAGCAACAGGCCGCGATCAGCTCCAGCGCAGCCATGGCCAACCAGTCCTACACCGTCGAGACCACGCAGCAGGCGCCGGCCGCTGCCGCCCAGACCACTGAGGCCATCCAGCCCGCTGCGCCCGCTGCTCCGCGCACCCCGAGCCTCACCATCGGCACCCGCCGCGCACCGGCCACCGGGTTGAACATCGGCCGATGACAGCAGAGAACCGCTACAAGAAGCTCGAACCAGCGCGCAACCACTGGATTGACCGCGGGCGGGAGGCGTCTGCACTCACGCTGCCCTGGGTGATGCCGTTCGATGGCGAACCCGAGGCCCAGGCGCTGCAGAAGATCGACCACCCGTGGGATGGCATCGGTCAGCGGGGTGTCCACAACATCGCCAGCCGGCTGCTGCTGGCCCTGCTGCCGCCCACCGAGACCTTCTTCCGGTTCGTCCACGACGACATGGCCTTTGCTGCGCAGCAGGCCGAAATGATTGCGACCGGCGACAGCCCGGAGCAGATCGCTGAGCTCAAGACCCAGGTGGACAAGACCCTGGGGATGATGGAGCGGGCGGTGCTACGCAGCATCGAGGCCAGCAACGACCGCACCGCTCTGCACCAGGCGCTGCTGCACCTGATCATTGCCGGCAACTGCCTGATCTGGCTGCCCAAGGAGGGCGCCAAGGTGTTCAACCTCTACCGCTATGTGCTGCGCCGCGACCCCGTGGGCCGGCCGCTGGAGGCGGTGGTGTGCGAGCGGATCCCGGCCGACGAACTGCCCGAGGCGGCCCGCAAGATCCTCGACCAGGTGGAGCCGATGGATCCGCTCACCGAGGAGCGCCCCGGCGGCGGCACCGAGACCCTGCCTGATGAGCGACTGGTCAAGGTCTACACCCACATCAGCTGGAACAAGAGCCGCTGCAGCTGGTATCAGGAGCTCAAGGGCCGCCGCATCGAGGGCAGCGAGGGCAGCTGCAACCGGGAGCACAGCCCCTGGATTCCGCTGCGCATGTTCGCCATCGACTCGGAGGACTACGGGCCGGGCTATGTCGAGGCGGCCACCATGGCCGACCTGCAAACCGCCAACGCCCTCACCCGGGCGCTGACAGAGGGCGCGCTGGTCAGCTCGATGTGCAAGTTCCTGGCCAAGCCGGGTGCAGCCGTCACCGCCAAGCAGTTCAACGAGGCCGCCAACGGCGCCTGCCTCACCGGCAACCCGGAGGACATCACCGCCGTGCAGGTGGGCAAGGGCAGCGATCTGGCGGTGGCCGAGCAGCGGCTGCAGCGGGTGGAGGCCCGGCTGGCCGTGAGCTTCATGCTGAACGAAGCCCGCGACTCGGAGCGCACCACGGCCGAGGAGGTGCGGATCCAAGCGCAGCAGATCGAGAACAGCCTGGGCGGGATCTACAGCGTGCTCACGACTGAGTTCCAGTACCCCTACATCGCCCGGCGGCTGTACCTGCTCACCCAGTCCGGCGGGCTGCCCAAGCTGCCCGACGACACCATCAAGCCGGTGGTGAGCGTGGGCCTGGCGGCCGTGGGCCGGGGCAACGACCTCGAACGCCATGCCCGCTTCATGCAGATCCTGCAGCAGACCATCACCCCCGAAGGCACGCTGCAATACCTGATCCCGTCGGAGCTGATCAGCCGCCTCGCTGCCGCAATGGGCATCGACACGGTGGGTCTGATCAAGAGCCAGCAGCAGATCGAGGAGGAGCGGCAGGCCGCGATGGAGGCCCAGCAGCAGGCGGCCGTGATGCAGTCGGCGATGGCCGACCCGCAGAAGCTGGCCAACGCCGCCCAGACCGTTCAAGAGATCCAGCAACCACAACCCGAATGACCACCACCCCCACCATGGACATCACGCCCGAGCAAATGGCGCTGGCCGGCCCCGGCTACGACAAGGACGCACTGGCCGGGTTCCTGCAGGAGATCGCCGAGGAGGACGCTGCGCTGGCCAGCGGCACCATCCAGCCACCGGCGCCTGCGGCACAACCTGACTTCGCCACCCTCACTGTCCAAGGCGACGAGGTGGAGGCCGAAGGCGACGAGCCGGCCGGCGAGGCCCGCCCCCTGGCCGGGAAGTTCAAGAGCCCCGAGGAACTGGAGAAGGCCTACCTGGCGCTGCAGCAAAAGCTGGGCCAGCGGGCCGATTCAGCTACCGAGGAATCCTCGACAGCTGACCCTGAGCCGGTGGCCCCGCTGTCCCGCGAGGACGCCGTGGGCCATTACGGGGAGACCGTGGTGGCAGCAGCCGAGCGCGAGGGCATCGACCTGGCGCTGTGGGATGCCGCAGTGCAGAAGGGCGAGGACACCAGCGCCATGCGCGACAAGCTGGCCGGCGCCTTGGGCCTGCCTGCGCAGCTGATCGAGCGCTACGAGGCCGCCTTCCGCCCTGCCGCCGCGGCCGACACCACCGCCCCAGGCCTGAGCGATGAGGATGCCGCGGCCGTCCGTTCCCTGGTGGGCGGCGACCAGCAGTTCGCCAAGCTCAGCCAGTGGGCTGCCACCAACTTGAGCGAGGCCGAGCTGGCCAGCTACAACGATGCGGTGAACACCGGCAGCCGGGCCGCCGCAGAAATGGCGGTGCGGTGGCTGCAGAACAAGGCGGCCAGCGCCGACAAGGAGCCCGACCTGGTGCTGGCCAGCGGCGGCAACGCCACCCCAGCGCTGGATGTGTTCGAGAACGAGGAGGAGGCGCTGGAGGCCAAGGCGGTGCTCACCAAGGGCGGCAAGCAGCGCTACCTGGTGGACGAGAAATACCGGCGATACATCGACGCCAAGTTTGCACGATCCCCAATCTTCCTGTAGCAAGGGTGCATGAGTTCATCTGCACTCATGCAGAGCACAGGCCGCCCGAGGGCGACACCCTGATCGCAAAAGCCTGGGGATAGCAGAGGCTCACCGCAAACCCTGCAGTGACGCTTATCACGCCATCGCGGCTTGGCCAAATCAAAGGCAACGCCGCAGACAACTACGCCCTGTTCCTGAAACTGGGCATGTCGGAGGTGCTTACCGCCTTCGATCGCAAGACCGTTTTCACCGGCCGGGTGAAGGAGCGCTCCATCCGGGGCGGCCATTCTGCCCGGTTCAAGGTGACCGGTCGTCGGATTGCTGGGTACCACACCCCCGGCACGCCGATCACCAACGTCCCCACCGACGCCAACAACCCCAACCCCAGCAACGCACCGTCGGATCGCAACGAGGAGATCATCAATCTCGATGGTCTGCTGGTGGCACCTGACACCGTTTACGACCTGGACGACCTCATGGAGGACGTGCAGTATCGGCAGGACATGATGTACCAGCTGGGCGAGGCCCTGGCCCGCGAGAAGGATGCCCGGCTTGCCCGGGTGCTCTATGCCGCGGCCAAGCGCACCACCGAGCCGCTGAGCAAGGCCAGCAATGCCGGCCGCACCGGCACCGCCCGGACCCTCAGCGCCGGCTATGCCACTGCCTCGAAGCAGGCCAAAGGTGACGAGCTCGCTTCTGTAATCGGCGACATCAAAGTCGCCATGCAGAAGAAGGACGTGCCCGTTGAGGACATGGTGGTTGTCGTCCCCCCGGACGAGTACGACTTCCTGAACGAAGGCTCCAAGGTGATCAACTCCGACTTCAACCAAGGGTCGGCCAATGGCACCTATGGCGGCGGCACCATCGGCCGGGTGAAGGGACTCCCCGTGATGTGGTCCAACCACGTCACCCAGGCGGCCTACACCAACACGACCTTCGACCGCAACGCTGCCTACCAGCAGAACCTGTCGAAGTGCCGGGCGCTGATCTTCCACAAGGACGCCATCGGCTGCCTCACCCTGCGGCGCCCGCAGCTGCAGATGACTGCCCCTGGCGGTGACTACAACGTGGTGTATCAGAGCCAGCTGTTTGTGGCCCGGATGGCCATCGGCATGGGGATCCTCCGTGCTGAGGGTGCAGCCGTAATCGAAGTGCCCTAGTCTTTGACTGGAGCAAAGGTCATGGGGCCCCAGCGTTTGGCGCGCTGGGGCCTTTTTGTTGGCACCGATAGCATGAGGGCTGCACCGCCGCAGAGCAGATGGGCGTCGAAAACCAGAGCGCCACGCCTGGCCGCACCACCCTGCTGGATGCGGTGAACGTGGTGCTGATCAACATCGGCGAACAGCCGGTGAGCACCCTTGAGAATCAGCAGGTACTGGAGGCCCGCACCGCCGAGGCCACCATCCTGGAGCTGCACAAGGAAGGGCAGACCCGCGGCTGGAGCTGGAACAGCGAGCGCGCCTACCCCTTCACCCGCGCCACCAACGGGGAGATCACGGTGCCGGCCAACATCGTCAGCTGGCAGCCGGACCCGTACGAGTTCCAGCACCGCTACCAGCTGCGGGGCCAGCGGGTCTACGACAAGGAGAGCCGCAGCTACCAGATCCCGGTGGCCGAACTGCGGGCGGAGGTGGTGTGGCTGCTGCCGTGGAACGAGTGCCCTGAGGCCTTCAACCGCTGGAGCCTGATCCGTGCCGCCCGGGTGTTCAGCGCACGCACCATCGGCGACACCGCCGGGGTGCAGTACACCGCCCTGGACGAGCAGCAGGCGCTGATCGAGCTGCTCCGGGTGGAGAACATCCAAGAGGCGCCGAACATGATCACCGGCCGGCGGCGGTTCCCCACCTTCCAGCCAGCTGAGGGCCTGACCGATCGGCTGCTGGGAGGCGTGTTCCTGTGAGCCTGGTCAGCTACATCATCCCCAATTTGATCCAGGGGATCAGCCAGCAGCCGGATGCGCTGCGCGATCCCACCCAGGCCGAGGTGCAGATCAATGCCATGAGCTCCCTGGCTGATGGTCTGCGCAAGCGGGAGGGCACGCAGGCGATCGCCAAGGTCTCCAACGAGCCGCTGGGCAATGCGGCCCTGCACCTGATTCAGCGCGATGCGGCAGAGCAATACCTGGTGGTGCTGGCCAGCAGCGGCATCAGGGTGTTCGAGCTGCTCACCGGGATCGAGCGCAGCGTGGTGGCGCCCGATGGCTACAGCTACCTGGCCGGCGGCGCCAATGCACGCCTCGACCTGCGAGCGGCGACGATCGCGGACTTCACCTTCATCAGCAACACCCAGCGGCTGCCGGCGATGCTTGCCGATACCGCCCCGGCAACGCCGCGGCCTTCCCCCCACGAGTGCCTGGTGTGGGTGAAGGCGGCCAACTACGGCCAGACCTACACGGTGAATCTCAACGGCACCGCGGCGACAGTGCAGACCGCCATCCAGCCGGTGGTGGTGGATGGGCCCACTGTCACCGAGAACCGGATCAGCGCCGACGACATCGCCGCCCAGCTGCGCACCGCCCTGCTGGGGGTGGCCGGGGTGACGATCAGCCGGCGCGGGTCGGTGCTGTGGATCCGCAGCAATGACCCGATCACGGTTGATGCCACCGATGCCAGGGCCAATGCCGACATCACGGCGATCCTCAACTCGGTGCAGGTGTTCAGCGAGCTGCCGACGATTGCGCCGCAGGGATACCAGGTCAAGGTTGATGGGGACCCCAGCAACAAGTTCGACAACTACTACGTCCAGTTCGTCCCCAGGCAGGGCGGCTTTGGCGAGGGCGCCTGGGAGGAAACCATCGCTCCAGGGCTGCAGTACCGCATCGACCCGGCCACCATGCCCCATGTGCTGGTGCGGCGGCCGGGCGGCACGTTCTGGTTTGGTCCTGCCGATAGCCAGACGACTGCTGGCGTGCAGATCCCCCAGTGGGGGCAAAGGACCGCAGGGGATCTGGAGTCAGCACCCGACCCGTCATTCATCGGCCGCCCTATTCAAG